AGGGTACAACTGCAGCCGATACGACTGCAACTCTTGAGCAGGATTCGAACAAGTACTATCGTCGCGTTCTTGTTAACAACCTTATGTAATAAGAGTTGGTTAACCAACCACAAACTGAGGGAGGGGGATCGAAAGGTCTCCCTCCTTTTTTTATGTACAATATAAATAAACTGTGTTATAATGATCATATCAGCTTTAAGGTAATACTATAGTGGTTAAGTCAACAAACCCCAATTTCCTATCACCACTCAGTTACAAGTTCGTGTTGGCTCGTACTCCCAATCTGAACTTTAACGTACAGACGGTTCGTCTACCTGGTATGACTCTGTCATCAACAGAGACTGCCACACCGTTTGTTTCTATTCCTAATTCTGGTAAGATTACATATTCACCACTGACTATAACATTCCGTGTGGCCGAGGATATGACCGACTATCTTGAGATCCATAACTGGATGAAGGGTCTTGGTTCTCCTACTGATTTCACCGGATATGCCAATCTACAAAACAGTTCCGCTGGACTATACTCTGATGCAACTCTTGTCATCAACAATAGTCGCCGACTTGGAAATATCTCGGCAAAGTTTATTCAGTTGTTCCCTATCGATATCTCCGATCTGCAGTTTACTACCATGGACGTTGACGTAAACTATATTGAATGTACAGTAGATTTCCGCTTCCTAAGCTACGAAATAGGTGTACTTAATTCATAATTCGTGATATAAAGGTTATTATGAAGATAGATGATATATACGTACAGTGGGAGCAAGACTCCCACATCGACCGTTCAGAACTCGGTAACGAGGCACTGAATATCCCCAAACTCCATCACAAGTACTTCAAGATCTTTACGAATGAACGTCTAGTTCTTCGTAAGTATGAAGCTGAATTCAAACAACTGAAGCTTGCTAAGAACGAGTTCTTTACCATGGGTCCTACCGAGGCAACTCATGCCAAGGGCTGGAAGCTTCCACCTCAGGGCAAAATCATCCGTTCAGACGTGAATAACTATATAGAGGCGGATCAAGAGGTGATTAATATGTCGTTGCGTATTGGTGTCCAACAAGAAAAGATCGAGCTTCTAGAATCGATCATTAAATCCCTGACAGGCCGCGGCTTCAATATCAAAGCGGCGATTGAATGGGAAAAGTTCAAGGTAGGTATCTGATGTATTTTTATCAAGCACAATGGTGGGATGATGGCAATCAGTTTGGAAAATTGCGACAAACTCGTGAAGAAGCCATTGCCGATCTGGCTGCTATGGGTTGTCCGGTAGACGAACTAGTCGACACTGGTTTACATGTGCCAATGTATGATCCTGGTATGGGATACGGCATTGCAGTCACTAGAGTTTAAGAATGGCAGATGTCCACCTAAAATTTATTAATAGTGTACACATAAAGGTATGTGCAGATCCGTCAACCATTATGGAGTTGTCGGATCAATTAACATTCTACGCCGATAACTATAAGTGGCATCCCAAGTACAAGGCCAGGATGTGGGATGGTAAGATACGGTTAGTGAATAACCTATCTGGTACAGTATATGCCGGCATGGCACAGAGAATCAAGAAGTTCTGTGATGCACGTGGATACACACTGACTTTTGATGATGAACTAGTATATGCCAACGTATCTGAACATGAATTAACTGAATTCATCAAAACTCTAAACATCCCTGAGAAGTATCAGATCCGTGACTATCAGTTCAAGGCAATTATAAAATGTATTAGATCCGGTCGTAGAACACTAGTAAGTCCTACGTCATCTGGTAAGTCTCTCATGATCTACATTGTTATGAGATGGTATCAACAACACAAAGGCCTAATCATCGTTCCTACGATCGGTCTGGTCGGACAGATGGAAAGTGACTTCAGAGATTATGGATACTTGGGTGATGTACACGTTAGTACTGGTGGTCTTAGCAAATCTAATGATATCCCTGCTGAACTTGTCATTACTACTTGGCAGTCGCTCAACAATGGCAAAAACAAAATGCCAAAGCAATGGTACGGCCAATTCGGGTGCGTGTTTGGAGATGAAGCTCACGGATGCAAGGCAACGAGCCTCGTACAAATCCTATCTAGCCTCGAAGCCTGTCGTTACCGCTTCGGCTGCACAGGAACGCTGGATGGACACGCTCTCAACGAAGCAACAATCGAAGGACTCTTCGGCCCACAGTATAGATCGACGACAACCGTCCAGTTGATGGAGGATGGACATGTTTCGAAACTTAAGATCAAGTGCATCATACTGAAGTATCCTGACGATGAAAAGAAACTGTTCCACACGACGGTTAACAAGAAGAAGAAAACCTACCAGGAAGAGATTGACTATCTGGTAAACAATGAGAAACGTAATAAGTTCCTCAAGAATCTGACACTGTCACTCAAGGGAAACAAGCTACTATTCTTCAGGATTATTGACCATGGAAAACTATTACATACCGCCATTAGTTCAGTGTCTGACCATAATGTTTTTTACATTGATGGTAGTGTATCAGGCGTGGACCGGGAAAGTATCCGTCGCGCTATTGAAGATGAGGAGAATGCTGTCCTCATTGCGTCGCTAGGAACCACATCAACCGGTGTGAGTATCAACAAGCTTCACCATATGATTGCTGCATCTCCATCCAAGTCAAAGATCAAGGTACTTCAGTCAATTGGTCGTATGCTACGTATGCATGCAGAGAAGGATGTGGCAATTCTCTATGATATAGTTGACGACCTATCATACAAGTCACAGACTAACTTTACATTGAACCATTTCTTGGAACGGTGTAAGATCTACGATGCTGAGAAGTTCGATTACGAAATTTACAATGTGAGGTTATAATGATTAGAATTTATACTTTGGTTAACGGTGAGCAAATCATTGGTAACCAAGAAAGCACTAGCGGCGGTGTTCATATTCATCACCCGTTCTATGTTATGGAAATACAAGATAAACATAGCATTATACTAATAAATGTGTGTACATTTACCGACCAACAGTATATAGTGGTACAAGATAAGCACATAGTCTTTTCAATTCCAGCCAGTGAAAGCATGACTCGTTACTACGAGGCTTTTGTAGCATCCAGCAAAAATACCGATACAACAAAGATGATCAATGCTGCTATCAAGGATATTGAGAATATGGAAGAGAATATGCAGGAGCTTATCTCTAAAAGACTCGTAGGCGGGTCAACAATCAACTAAGGATATACTATGAACGAGTCAATGCCCAACCCGGCCAAAAAGAAGAAGGCCAATAACTACATCGATAACAAGAAGTTCTACACAGAGATGGTAGTATACCGTCGACTCTATGAAGAATCTCTTGAAGCCGGTGAGAAACGTCCTCTCGTATCTAGGTACATTGGTGAGTGTATCATGCTCATTGCCACACGACTGGCAACTCGGCCAAACTTTGTCGGGTACTCTTATAAGGATGAGATGATCTCTGATGGCATTGAGAACTGTCTAGCATATCTCCATAACTTTAATCCTGAGAAGTCGACTAACCCATTCGCATACTTTACTCAGATTATCTACTACGCTTTCCTTCGTCGTATTCAAAAGGAAAAGAAGCAACTATACATCAAGCATAAGAGCTTTGAGAACAGCATGATCATGAATACGCTGGTCGACATGGCACCTGAAGATCGAACACACTACTCTGCAGCCTTTATAAATGTATCTGAGAAACTTGGTGAATTGGTGGAGAAGTTTGAAGCCAAAAACATACCAGTATCAAAGCCTAAAAAGGGCATAGAAATATTTATCGAAGGTGATGAAAATGAAGCTTAATAATATTCCAGTTTTAATCCAACAACTTGCTGAGAATGCACTGGACTTAAAGACTCCAGAACACATCCGCTACAATTATATGATTTCATTAGAAAATATTCGTGCGTATTGTGATAAGACGCTGCGTGAATACAATGATAAGAGTAAGGCTGGTCGTTAATGAAAATTGCTTTAATCACGGATACCCACTGGGGTGCACGTGGGGATAGTCCTGCGTTTGCAGAGTATTTTAATCGGTTCTACTATGATCACTTTTTTCCATATCTTGCAGACAACGGTATCACCAACATCTTCCATCTTGGTGATATTGTAGATCGTCGTAAGTATATCAACTTTGTCACTGCTCGACACCTACGTAAGTTCGTACAGCATTGTGACTCATCAGGAATTAGACTCGATGTAATCATCGGGAACCATGACACCTCGTTCAAGAATACGAATGAGGTAAACTCAATGAAGGAGCTCTTTGAGCATTCAACCTATGATATCAACTACTATGATAGCCCAACTGTTGTTAATCTCGGTGGTACCGATATCGGTGTACTTCCTTGGGTATGTTCTGGAAACTATGATGAGAGCATGGAGTTCCTACAAAATACCCCCGCACAAATCCTTTTTGGCCACCTCGAAATCGCCGGTTTCGAGATGTATAAAGGTGCAGTAAATGACCACGGATTCGAATCTAAAATTTTTGATAAATTTGATCTCGTGTGTTCTGGCCATTTTCATCATAAATCTACTCGTGGTAATATCAATTATCTGGGAGCTCCTTATGAAATGTCTTGGTCTGATTATAATGACAGTCGGGGATTTCATATATTTGATACGGAAACGAGGGAACTGACATATATTCAGAACCCACTGAAGATGTTCAATAAGATCCACTATCATGACCAGGATAAGACTCTGGATGAACTGATGAATGTCGACTGGGATTATTACAAGGGGTCATATGTCAAACTGATCGTCCACACCAAGACCAATCCTTACTGGTTCGATATGTTCGTTGACAAGATCGAGAAGGCTGGTGTGCTGGATCTGCAGGTCGTGGATGATAACCTGAACCTTCAGATGGAGGACGATGGCGATATTGTCAATGAGGCCGAGGATACACTTACGGTTCTGAGCAAGGTTGTTGACCAAGTTGAGTCACGAGTCGATAAAAAAGTGTTGTACAATTTCCTCAGTTCACTGTATAATGAAGCTTTGAGTGTGGAGTAATCATGATTCTATTTAAAACTGTTCGTTGGCAGAACATGCTGTCGACCGGCAACCAGTTCACAGAGGTGGCACTGGATCGTAGTAAGTCAACATTGATCGTCGGGGAAAACGGGGCTGGTAAGTCTACGATCCTCGACGCACTGTCGTTTGCTTTGTACGGTAAGCCGTTCCGTAACATCAATAAGCCACAACTCGTCAATTCTATGACACAGAAGAATTTAGTTGTAGAATGCGAGTTTATGGTGGGATCTAAGCATTTTTGTGTTAAACGCGGCATTAAACCTCAAATCTTCGAAATCTATCAAAATGGTGAAATGATAAATCAAAATTCATCCGCCAGGGATTATCAAGAGTATCTTGAGAAGAGTATTTTGAAATTAAGTTTCAAGAGTTTTGGCCAAATTGTCATTCTCGGCAGTGCAAATTACTTGCCGTTCATGCAATTGCCTGCACATGCTCGCCGTGAGGTCATTGAGGATCTTCTGGATATCCAGATCTTTACTACGATGAACAACCTCCTCAAGGAGAAGATCACTACTAATAAGTCAGCAATCACTGATACCGACTACCAGATCAACCTGATTGAGAATAAGGTTGAGATGACCCTAAAGCATATCAACTCACTGAAGACCAACAACGATCATTTGATCCGCCAGAAGGATGAGATGATCAAGGAGATCGATACGCTGGTGTGTCAGGCAGAACATGACATTGCCGTGCAGAACGGTATCCTAGATACACATTCTGCTAAGATAGCAGATGCCGAGAAGGTCGCGAACAAGAAGTCAAAACTGGTAGAGTTGGAGAGTCAACTTGAGAGCAAGGTACGTACTCTCAAGAAGGAGATTCGGTTCTATCACGACAATGACAGTTGCCCGACCTGCCGACAGGGAATCGACCACGACTTCAAGAACGAGACAGTTACAGATCGCCAGTCTAAGGAACAGGAGATCACTGATGCCTTGGTCAAGATTGAGGATGAGATTACCACAATCAATACTCGTATTGCTGAGATCACTGCAATCAATAAGGAGATCACGGCTATTAACACAAAGATCACCGAACTCAACTCTGACATCCGATCGTGGAATTCTAGTATTTGCACACTAGAACAGGAGATCAAGAATCTTAAGAAGAACACGACAGTCATTGATGAGAGCAAGGAAGATTTGCATGTACTTAATAGCCATCTTATTGTACAACAGAAGTACAAGGAAGAACTGGCTAATGAGCGGTCGGTGATTGAGGTTGCCGGTGTTCTACTTAAGGACTCTGGCATCAAGACCAGAATTATTAAGCAGTACGTTCCCATAATGAACAAGCTTATCAATAAATACCTCGCGGCCATGGACTTCTTTGTCCAATTTGAATTGGATGAAAACTTCAATGAAAAGATTAAATCACGTTTTAGAGACGAGTTCTCTTATGCATCTTTCTCCGAGGGCGAGAAAAGTCGTCTTGATCTTGCTCTTATGTTTACCTGGAGGGCTATTGCTAAGTTGCGTAATTCTGCTTCCACCAATCTTCTTATCTTGGATGAAGTCTTCGACTCGTCATTAGATACCTCTGGTAATGACAATCTTATGGATATACTATCAAATATAACAGATGGAAATATCTTTGTTATTAGTCATAAAGGTGATCAGCTCTATGATAAATTCCATTCTGTTATTAAATTTGAAAAACATAGCAATTTTTCAGTAATAAAACAAGAGAAACAAGAGAAAGTATAAATAGTAATGTAAGTTCAATAATGGTTCATTACTATGTTTAAAATATATAAAATTATTAATATCATCAATGGAAATTTCTATATTGGTTACACTAAACAACCATTACAGACTAGATTAAACCAACACTGTAAATCTAAAATGGTAATATCACGAGCTATTCAAAAATATGGTATTAATAACTTTACTATAGAACTTATAGAACAGTTTGATACAAAGTTTGAGGCAACTCAAAAAGAAATAGAATTAATTGAACAATTAAAGCCAGTTTACAATGTGCATCAGGGTGGAACCGGTGGTGCCATGTATGGACATTTAAATGGTATGACTGGCAAAGAACACACCGATCAGTGGAAACAAAATAAAAGTTTGCAAATGACTGGTGAGAACAATCCAATGTTTGGTCGATCCCACAGCAATGAAACTAAGCAAAAAATATCCGAATCAAAAACTGGATTAGTGTCTTCTTTAAAGGGTTCTAAATTATCAGAATCACACAAAGATAAAATGCGAAAACCAAAATCTGAAGACCACAAACAAAAATTAAGGTTTACTTATTTTGTAGATGGTGTTATTGTGGATAATGCCAAACAATACTGCATTGAACATGGTTATAATTACATACGATTTACACAGGCGGCCAAAAATGGTAAACCATATAAAGGCCATATTATTAGGATTGCAGCATGACAAGATTTATTTGGGTACGAGACATGAATAAAGTTGATCACTATATCAATGTTAGACACATTGAGCGTGTGACAAAGGTTCCAGCACAGGGAAGTTACGCTGATTCCGGGTACATCATAATGAACAAGGGTAAAGAAATTTCTCTGTCGACTGATAAATTTGATACTGCCGATGAAGTGATCGCCAAGATCCAGATGGCAATGGCATGATTTCAACTATTCTAAATAGGACCAACCCGATCCTACGTGAGGTGATGCCGGCGTTCGACTTCAAGAACCCGGTTGTGGATCCTGGTCAACTTTATACAGATTTGGCCGAGACCATGCGTGAGAATGATGGCATGGGTCTTGCAGCTAACCAGATCGGTGTGCGTACACGTGCATTCGTGATGCGAGCAGAGGAAATCATTGGTGTCTTCAATCCTCGTGTAGTGGATGCAACAACTGAGACGGTTATGCTCGAGGAAGGATGCCTCTCGTATCCTAATCTTTTCGTAAAGATCAAAAGGCCAAAGAGCATCAAGGTCCGCTTCACTACACCTGATGGCGAGACGGCTACTAAGACATTCACTGGCATGACTGCTCGTGTATTCCTCCATGAAATGGATCATCTAGATGGTATCGCACATACATCACGTGCTAACACGTATCATCTGGAACAGGCTAGGAAGCTTGTCAAGAAGTTGAAGAATAAGTCATTAGGTGGGTTGCCGGTGATTAGCGCCGCGGCACAAGAATTTATTGATGCACTACAAAGTTAGTGTACATTAATGTCAATGTGTGATAGATTGAATAATACAACAAGGAGAATATAATGAGTGCAGATTGGGTACGTGATATTGGTGTTATGCACAGGTACTACCAAGTAAACGAAAAGGTTTTTGATTTTGATAAGGAGAAGCTCAAGCAGTTTCTTGAATTCCGTATGGCATTTCTTGATGAGGAACTAACCGAGACTAAGAATGCCGTACGTGATAATGATGCCGAAGAGATTGTTGATGGGCTGATTGACCTTTGTGTTGTTGCTATTGGTACATTGGATGCAATGGGCATCGATAGTTATAATGCATGGGATCGTGTCCTTCGTGCAAACATGGCCAAGGAAGTTGGTGTGAAGGCAAGCAGGCCGAATCCTCTTGGATTGCCGGATCTCATCAAGCCGGCTGGATGGGAAGCGCCATCACACGCCGGTAACCACGGATTGCTGGCACGGCTGAAGTAATGAGGTATTTCCTGTGGTGGCCTGGTTATTTGATACTGGCATTCGGGTATTTTTTCCCGGGCGAATGGGGAAAAACCCGGTCAGTATCAAAGAGTAGTCGCCGCTGGAAGTATCGTGATAACATTGCACCGTTCATATCACTTTTGTTTTATATTCCGGTGTGGTTGTCATGGATCGGTGCACTACTAAAATAACTGTGTACAATTAACTCAGGTTGGTATAGGATAAGCTTATACCAACCTGAAAGGCCTTTATATCATGACAAAAGACGAACAACTTACCATTCTTGGCACACTTGATAAGCTTCCTTTGAATGAAGCCAAGACCAAAGCTTTGGAAATCCTGGCAACATTCCCAACAAAGACTATCCGTCAAACTGCAGCAGTTAATCGTCTTATCTATGATATCCAAAATGCAAACACCTCTAAGTATGTGTGCGAATCTATGTGGCGTCCACTTCTTGCATCCGAAGGCCTTCGGGTCACCGACTCGGGTTGGAATAAACACTATAGTCGAATTTAATTTTGCGTAGAACCTTAAATCTAAAATCAACAATCTAAAATCAAGGAAATATTATGACTAATATCGTAAAAACAGGTGCACTCGGCGAACGACTTGTAATTGACTATCTAATCGATTCGGGTGAATATAAAAATGTAACCTTTAGTAGTAACATGTATGATATGCATAAAGATATCATAGCCGATGACACAAAGGTAGAAGTTAAAGTCCGCACGGTTATTCGAAAGCACTGTGCAATGCCATTAGAACGTTCTCAATGGTATAAAGCCGATACAGCAGATAAACTGTTTTTCGTATCAAATCCTACAGCTCGTGATGAACATATTGCTATCTATGAAGCAACTCCTGATAGTTTCTTCGTTGTTAATAATTTTGGTCCACGTAATGCAGACATGCGCATGTATGATCTGACAAAAATGAAGAAGGTCCGGACGATTACTAATCCTGAAAAGATTAGTGAAATGTATGACCTTTCTATCTCTTCGTACAAGCAATAAGGATATTATATTATGAAAATTTCTAACCATTATTATGGAGCCACCCAGGACGGTGGAAATCAAAAATTTAACTGCTACTATCGTAAAGGTACTAACAAGTATGTTACACGATTTGCAGTTAGTAATTATATGCCGAATGGCAAAAAACACAGTGATTGGTGTGGTAAAGGATGTGCATCATTTAAAACTCAGTCCGAAGCCATATCTTTTGGATATAAAATTTGTTCTTCACTTAAGCAAATTAATGATGTACAAGAAATCAAAAGCGTGGTAGAGTTACATAGTCAATACCAAAAAGTATTTGCATAAGAAGGATATATTATGACTAATGAACGCGAATCAGTAAAAGTCCTGCGCGAATGCATCGAACTGCAACTCAAGAAGTCTCAGGACTATCAGAACCCTAACTCGAACGTACTTCAGGCAATGCACTATCGCCGTGGTGTCGACTCGATCCACGATACAATGCATGGCAAGATGCTTCGTGCACAGTCTCTTCTTGAGTCTGGCGAGACTGCAAACTTTGAGTCTCTCGAAGATACCTACAAAGATCTGATCAACTATGCCAGCTTTGCCGTGTCGTATATCCGCGGCAAGATGGAAGGTCAGTCAGTAACTCGTGATTATCTCAACCGGCTTAAGGTGGTAAAGTAAGATGAGCAGAGTTAAATTTGATTTATCAGATTATCCATCATTTGGTTGTTATTGGCCAAACCGCTGTGTTAAACTGACTAAGTTGGCTGTTGAAGATGGACTATATACTAACATCATATCAGCCCGAGTTCATGACAATCAGTGGTCTGTTGACA